CTATAGAAGATAGAGTATGTATGTTAGTCTTACCACCAAATAATAAATATTTACTATCTATACTAATTACTCTATTAACCATATAAATACAAAACTGTTCTAGATCTATAGATTGAACGTGTAATTTTCCAGTATGAATCAATTTTGATGAAATATTTTGTATAATTGTATTGATTTCATTATCTTTGTGATAATCTAGTAAATCTGTTATAAATATTTCTTGGATACTTTTTTCTGGAATAGTATTTACATCTTCATATAAGACTAATTCGTATCCTGTTGGAACATTAGAAGTATCGAATAAGGATATAAAAATTTTATTCTTGTTGTTCTTTTGGGATTTCATAAGGCTTTTTATCTTTCATGTTAAACGGAATTTTAGTAATTTGATACAAAAGATTTTTCCATTTTTCGATATTCTCATTATCTTTATGATTAAAATGTAATACTAAATTATGCATTCTGTTCCAAGAATTATATATCTCGTTATTAATTGCTATTAGAAATATAGAGTTGGATTGGAAAGATATAATATCCTGACTTAAAAAAGATGGTTTTGTTTCATGGTCTATGACTAAAACAGGACAGTGAAAAAAATATGCCAAATCCATACACTTTTCTAATTGTGTGATCTTATTATTACAAATGATTAAATCTAGAGATAAGTGACCAAATAATGAATCCTCAAAAGATAATAAATTACCATCGCCTATCACAAATTTTCTTAGAAAAAAATCAAAAGACTTATTTTCGCACGATCCCATAATAACATTAAGTGGAGTGTCGTATGTATTGGTATATCTTTTTATAATAGATGATATTAACATATTAATTCATTAACTCTGCTGTATGAGAATTGATCTAAATCATATTGATTATTAGTATTATATCTATTTAGCCAAGCTAATTTCATTTTATAGCATAAATCCTCATAGTCAACACTCATCCATTTGTGATCAATAGTATTATCAATAAAACTTTTAGTATATGGATCATAAACATTACAAATATTAGCATTGACAGTATAAGATGAGCCCACTATTTCTGACGATCCAATATGCTTGTTAACAATAATATCATTATTAAATAATGCAGATTCTAGAACAGAATATCCAAAATTTTCACCCATAGACACATCTACAAAACAATTTCCATTATAGTGCAATTTAAGAAGCTGATAATATTCAAACTTACCTATCATCATCTTGATATCTGGTGCGGATTCTTTAGATATTTTATTTGCATCATAAATTCTACTAACCTCATAATCTATTTCTTTGCATAAAATTTCATGATTATTATGAAGATGATGTGGCTTGGTTTTAACAATTAATTGAACATTATCGTCTTTACGAAAAGTATGAATATATGCAGATATTAATGATATAAAATTTTTACGATGTATAAAGTCACCTATCCCATAAAAAACATATGGATCTTTTTTTTGCAACCAATCATATTTTTGATATGAATTATCTTTTAGGGATAGATCAATCAATTCTGGCACATATTTCACTTTGGTATCGCTGTTCAATACGATATCATTTAATACTCTATGATTAAGTTTAGAATTAACTATAATCCTATCTACTAGATTAAATCTTGATCGTAATATCTTATGTAAATTTTGGGTATTAAATTGAAAGAGTCCGATATTCAGATCAAATCTAGAATCTTGTATATAATCGAAAGGATGACAATGCTGAATAAGAATATCGTATTTTTTTAAATAGTTATTTTCTAACGGTAGAATCTCTGAAGATATCTCATTTTCTGGATAAATATCACCTGTTGTGAATATTGGTGCTATACAAATATCGTGACCAGCATGATACAATGCACGAATATAATTCCTAGCGCTTTGTCCTGCTCCACTAAATTCTCTATATGGACCAATATATAATATTCTATGTTTATTGATTGGCATAGTTTATAAAATCATCGTTAAGCTGTACTTCTCCTGATCGAATCTTTTCGAAATAATTTTTGTTATTCATATAAGTTTCTAATGTTTTTACAGCATTTTCTTTAGTATAAACATTCATAACATTATTTCTGATTTCATAACCATCGTCTAAGTTTTTAATTATTTCTTGAATAAAATTTGTCTGCCATAAATATGGATCATTAATGATATCATAAACTAAAAATTTAATAAAATTTCTATTAGATAAATTATTTGGAACCTTTTTCTCTGGATACATGACTAATGGATCATCCCAATTGTTTTTAGGTTCAATTTTATCAAATACTGTTTCTATTGTTGAAGCTGTTTTATCCCAACTATAATGTTCTATAATTTTTGATCTTATATTTTGTTTAATTTTATCTTTGGTTTTATCATCTAATTCATAAAATCTATATAGAGTTTGTAATAATTCGCTATCATTAGGAATTGCTCTCATAGCACCGGTTTCTAATTCTTTAAATAGAGCATACGAAATCTTGTATGCCTCCAACTTAGATGTAACCTCTGACATAGCACTATAGTCAACAGAACATAATGGAATACCACATGATGCTGCTTCTAACTGTGGAATACCTAATCCTTCACATATAGCATATTGAACATATATATCAAACAAATTATATACATCAACCATTTGTTGATCAGATAGTCCATCGATAACATTTGGTATTATGCAACTATTAATAGTTTCACAGAATGGACAACTTCTTTTTGGTCCTTGAAATTTAGATACAAATACTTTTCTACATTTTTTACAGATATATGAAAATAACGTATTATTATGCATATCATATTCTTGTAATAAATCCGGAATATCCCATCCAGCATTTTCTGGATAGCTAGTATGCAAATACAAATAAATATTAGAATTTCTAGTATAAAGAATTAATTTCTTAACAACATCCATAAGATTTGGAATAAGTTTTCTTTTTTGGTTTCTCATCACAGAACCGATAATAAAACCTTGTGGGCATAACATCTTTGCTCTGTGAAAAGATAGACCATAATTAATTGGACAAAATCTATTGGTATCCACAGAATCAGCAACAGATGGTCCAACAGTAATATTTCTGTTACTATCTGCTAAATATTGTACAGCCCAATCTGTATGGGCTAACACCATATCGGCATTTTTAAAAACCTGTAACCACGCATTTTTTTGAGGTAAACTATCAACTGTTGGTGCAACAACCCAGTTATAGTATTTGCGTAGCGGAGATATTTCTTGAAATGACATCATCCAAAAATCTCTAATATCGAAAACAATATCTGGACGAAAATCTAAAACAGTTTTATCAAATCTCCATTGTCCAAAAGCATTTATGGCATTAGCAGAATATGTGGTATGATCTTTATGATTTTTATCTACTGCGTTTGGATAAACTTTCCATGGAACATTTCGTGGCGATTGACCAGTATTATAACAACTTAACTCAGCTAATTCATATTTATTTGTTTGATATAAACGACTTAGGATTTCTCTAGTATACAAACCAAATCCGGAATTAATAGAGTGTGATTCGGCACACATCAAAATTCTTTTTTTACGATTCATATACTAGAGAATCCTGTCGTTATATTCAGAATGCAACGTTTTCTAATTGCTTAGTTTCTTCTTCTGATCTTTTCTTCAACTTTGTGATTTTAGAAAAGTTATTAACTCTGATCTTTAGAGAATTATGCTTAACGCCGTCCTTCTCCCAGGTATCGTTTCTTAAAGAACCCTCAACAAGAACCAAATCACCCTTCTTAAAAGATGAATGTATGGTCTCTGCTCCACTATCCCATGCTTCGCAAGGTATAAAAGATGTAATCTTATCCTTTGTACCATTTGCCCTAGTAAACTCTCGTGAAGTTGCTACTGTAAAATTAACAACAGATGTTTGTTTTTCTCCGTTATTAATAACTCTTAGTTCTGGATCACGAGTCAAATTGCCTCTAAGTATAACAATATTCATTTTACAAATCTCCTTGTTTAAAGTACCAAAACCAACAACCTTATTGTACCGAAAACCTGGGTTTTGTCAAGCTTTCGGTAGATACAACTTATCAACTATCAATCCATCTTTTGTTTTACTTTTGTTTCCCGACAGTATAACAACATTACCAACAAACAAAGCATTTTTATATTTAGCATATTGGTCTGGAAAAAAGATTATTGAATCCAAACAACCAGTATTATCAGAACCAGTAATAAAAGACATTTCTGCTCCCGGTTTAGCTCCACTCTTTGTTTTTACAATATTGATATTTTCTATTTCACATGCTAATATTGCATTATTAACAGTAGGACTTTTGAAGTCTCTACAACTACAATTAGTCATATTGATATCATACATATCTATTTTTGAACAAGTAACTGAATATCCCAATAATGAATATTCTGTATCAGATAACCACTCTATAGTATCATCTAAACTATAAGGCGGTCTATTAATAGTCTGCATAAGATTTTGTATAATATCTTTACGTTTTACTGATAGTCTAGGCATTTTCATTAGTAGTACAAACATATCATATAGAGAACCACAAATATTATTTGATATAAATTGTAATTCTTTGTCTGTTAATTCTGATAGTAATGTATATTCAAAAATTAATTTATTTCTAGATTTACCAAAATGATCAAATGCACCAACAGAGATTAATGCTTTGGATGCTGTGCTATTAATTTTTAGTAGAATTTTAATTAATATATCATACCACGATGAGGTATTTAAATCCATATTATTTTGAGCTACTAAATTAGTCATTTTATCAAATACAGAATCTCCAACACCCTTTATGTCTGTTAAGCCAAAATAAATAGATTTGTTTTTTAATATAAAATATTTATTCAGGAGTCTAAAATCAGGAGGTTTAACAGTTACATTCATCTCATTAGCATTTTGTATCAACTCTTTAATTTCTGCTTGAGGATCAATTTTATCTTTAGCAAATCTAAGATAGGAATTAAAAAATATTCTTGGAAAATGTGCCTTACAATATGCAGATAAATATGCATTAATAGCATAACTTACAGCATGACTTTTATTAAAAGAATATCTTTGGCTTTTTTCAATCCAGTTAAAAATTTCTTCTGCTTGATTCTGACTAATTATTTTGGTTTCTAGACAACCATTTATAAATTTAGATTTAAGCTTAGACATTTCTTCTGGTTTTTTCTTACCAATAGCTTTTCTTAACATATCTGCTTCTTGCAAATCAAAACCAGCTAATTCTTTAGCTATTTCCATAGCCTGTTCTTGATAAACCATCTCTCCGTATGTATTAGATAATATCGGTTCAAGAGCATCGTGAAAATAATCTACTGATTCTTCACCATTCTTTTTATCTATATAGTGATTGCTAACACTTTTCCCATCTCTAATTGCTTCTAAACAACCGGGCCTCATGATGCTAATTAGTGCTGCTAATTGCTCTATATTTGTTGGTTTGAGTTTTTTTGCCATTGTTTTACCAAGTCTGCTTTCTAATTGAAAACATCCTTTAGTATTACCATCAGAAATTAAATTCCATGTTTTTGAACACGATAAATTTAATTTGCTAATATCTGGATTAAACTCAACACCATCATCGGTTCTATCGAACTGACAACCACAAGAATATTTTATATTTTTCATTTAAATGAATTCTCAAAATTAACTTTTGGTGATAAATTACGATGTAATTTCAAAAAACGTATCAAAATATTAGCACAGTCCTTCACATCCTTTAACGCATCATGTGCTCCAGATTTATCTATTCCTAGATAATCTCTAATATTATCTAATGAATAACTCTTAATTTTATCTATATTTTCAAACCAATAAAAAATTAAATTCATAATATCTAAAACGTCTCTTGGATAAAATATATTACTATAATTTTCTTTATTTGTATTTTTATATTTTTGGCTTAATCTATTAACTATAACAAGATCAAACCTATGTATATTGTATCCGGCAGCAATTGGTGCAGAAAATTCATTTTTCTTTGTTGATCTACAATGATACTTATCCAAGTAATTGGTAAATTGTTTCCATGATTGTTCTTGCTTTGGATAAGTTTTCCATAGCTCTAGAATATCTGATTGAGAGCATCCTTTGACTTTAGCATGAAAATCTAGTATATCATTATCATATTGATGATCTATATTTTTTTCTAAAAGTTCTGGTCTTAGATTAATATTAAATTCTGAATCTTTTATAATTTCTAATTTAATTGGATCAATCATAACACACGCTAATTGTACTGGACTACATTCGTGTGGATTTTTACCATCGGTCTCAAAATCAAATACGCATATTTTTTTGTTAGCCATTAATTAATAACCTCTACTTGTTCCATAGGTTTGATCACAACATGTTCATTATTACTAAGCCTTATTGCATTATGCTTAACTTTGCAACAAGTTATTCTCTCTTCTTTGATTTTTTTATATTCTTCATTTGTTGCTAGTACTCTAAACTTCACATCTAATGGAATTTCATAAAATTTCATAAACTATCTCCTATCTTTAGCGTGGAAGAAATATCCATAATTTTATCTAACATTGCTACACCCAATACATCAAACTTAATTATACCAATACTTTCTAAATCTTGCATTTCCATACCAGCAATCGGTTGTTTATTTTTAGTGTCATAAACCATAGGACAAATATTTTCTAGATCATTAGACGCTATAACAACTCCGGCAGCATGTTTTGATTGATTAGATTTAGTGCCTTCTAATCTAATAGCCTGTTCAAATCTTTTGGCAAGTGGTCCTTCTAAGGAATCATTTTCTCCTATATAACACCATTCTTTTAGATCTTTACTATTATTTTCTAATGCCCACTGTATTATTGATGCTTCTCCATATTCTTCTTTCATTTCTTGAAGTTCATCAGCAATTTTAGCCTCGTCCGGTATAAATTTAGTAATCTTATTCATCTCATCAAAAGATACATTTCCATATGCTCTCAAAACATCTTTTAATGCACCACGACCTTTCATCGTATTAAAAGTAATCATTTGTGAGACTTTTTTGTGACCATATTTATTTTTTATATAATTTATAATATCTTCCCTTTTATTAATTGGCACATCGATATCAATATCTGGCATACTAATTCTATCCTTGGTATTTCTACCAGCATTATAAAATCTATCAAACATAAGATTATATTTAATAGGATCTATAGATGTTATTCCTAATAAATAAGAAACTAAACATCCAGCAGCACTACCTCTTCCCGGACCCGGCAACCAGTTGTTATCTTTTACATAGTTAACAATATCGTTAACAATTAGAAAATAACTTGATAACCCGGCGCCTTGTAAAACACCCAATTCATATTTTATTCTATCTGCATAAATATTTTCTTGCTCTTTAGTTATATTGCCAGATAGTTTTTGTTTCCATCCGTTTCTACATAATTGTCTAACATATTCATCATCCGAATCATATGATTTTGGATAATCAAATGGTGGAAGCATAGGCTTACTCATAATATCATACTCTTCACACATTGATGATGCGAATAATGTGTTCTGGATCTCTTCTTCTGTATGAAGACTTTTCATTTCTTCAAAAGTAGGAATATGAAAATTATCAGATGTAAAAAAGCAACTCATACCAACATCATCATCATTATCTAATTTTCTGTTAATTTCAGATAGTGTTGTTTTTAAATTATTACATAATAAAATTCTCTGATCAACAGCATCCTCTTTTCTACAATAATGAGCATCAGGAGTACAGATTACTTTTATTCCAAATTTTTTAGCAAGATCCCTAATATAAGAAGTTAGTGGTACCTGAATAGGTAAATTTTCTTGGTCTATTAGTTGAGATTCTAAAAATATATTTTCTCTACCAAAAACATCTATCAATTTATTTAGATGATTATTACTATTCTTATGACTATCTGAAGATATGTGATCATTGTCAAGTATAGTATTAGCTAAAGATGATCCTAGATGACCAGTGATACAAAGCATATTTTTACTAATGATTGATCCTAAAGTATCTAGATCTAATCTTGGTTTCTTATAAAAATTATCTCCATAATTAGAAATAGAAATAACTTTTATCAAATCTTTCCATCCATTAAGATTTTTAGCTAGTATTAGCAAATGACTTAATTTACCATTTTCTTTGGTTTTTATAGATGCGTCTTGATCACAAACATATATTTCACAGCCTAAGATTGGTTTAATTCCTTTTTTATTCATTTCAGAATAAAATTGTATAGCTCCAGAAATAGAACCATGATCTGTTAATGCGCAAGAAGTTGCACCTATTTCTAGACACCTATTAGCGATTTGATGTGGTTTAGACAATCCATCCAATAACGAGTAATGAGTCGTTAGGAATGGACATGCAAAGGCACATAAGTCTTTGTCATATCCATCTATTTGTCTCCTTTCTTTTCTTAAAATTATTCAACGCTGCCCGGTGCTTTGTATGCCGATACAGTATAACCGGGAAAAGTGTATTCGTCAACAACAACATCCATTCCTTTAACATCTATATCGTGTTTAATCTGTTCACATTTGGTCATTATATTATTTTTAGCAACTGTTTGGTTGTCTCTGTATTCAGTAATGGTTGGGATATGAGTATTTTCAAAAGATGTTTTACCAAAATGACATAGCTTATTGCACATCCATGTTTTATTGAGTCTAGGTTTGGTGGTTTTTTTAATAATTTCATATTTATCTTTTAGCATATTTTCTGTGCTTTTTAGGTCAGAATTATTAAAACATATAGAGTATGGACCACCATCATTAATAAAATAGATTGTTACAATAACATTATCTATATGAGGATATAATTGCTTTAATGCATAATGATAAATTTTAAGCTGAGGATCTTTTTCTAGCTTTTCCTGTGTCTTTTCTTGTCCTGTGGCCCAATCTAATCTACGACCAGTTTTCCAATCTACAATTTCATATGTATTATCATCTATTTTAGTAATTAGATCTATCGTTCCCTTAATTGCTAAATTACCACTAATAGTTTCATCTTTTAATTTGAAAGAGTATTTAGACCATGGTTTTTTAATTTCTATATCAAACTTTTGTTCTGGACACACTATGATTCTATTTCTTGGATCAAACATTCCTCCATTATGAGATATGGCCTTATATACCCAGCTATGACAATCTTTATAATCTTTAATTTCCCATGTATGATGGGAAAATTGTTTAGAATAATAATTATATACTTTTTCTATAATAGTATTTAAATTATATTTATTAACATTAATATTACCAAGTATATCATCTTCAACAGTTTTTTCATCATTTTGAACTCCTTGTTGTATAACGGCTAGAATTTCTAAAACTTTATGAACTATCGTTCCTTTATCCGCCTTTTTATTAGACGGACCCCTCCATCCTAAAACATATTCGAAAAAATATTGCTGTTCGCACATATTGTGCGTATTATAACTAGATGATCTAAAGTAAGTAATAATTATGATATCACCTTATGTTGTGTGAGAAAATTGTATATTATTTTATTTTGTTCTCCAATATTTAAATATCTATTATCAACTACAAGATCAAAATTATTCTGATTATATTTATTATCATCTAAAGCCATCTCACTTAAATGATCAGAATTGTATGGATTTCTAGTTAATTTAATAACAAGACCTCCAACTTCTTTTATTGCATCTACTTCATTAGGAAATCTACAATCAGCAATAATTGCGACAGTTGGTTTTTCTTGCTGTATTTTTCTGACAGTAGCACTAGACCATACATTCGTTTGCATCGCCCTAAACATATCTGTTCCAACCATTTGCATAACTTCTCTGGCCGTTAATTGTTTATTATCCCAAAAACAGTTTACTAGTTCATTTTTTGATTCATCAGAACCATAACACTGATCATATGTTAATCCTAGTATATTTATACAAATATCTTGTTTTAGTGGATCAGCAAAATTATATATTTTTACATCTCCCAATAAGTTACCAGTAACTATATTGGCAACAAATTCTGAACAAGTTGTTTTGCCTGACTGTTTTCTGCCAGCGAAAGCAATAATTTTTGTCATGTTATACTCTTTAAATACTCTTTAATTTGTTTGTTGATTTCATCACTTGTCATTTCGCCAATATCAGATTTAGATATGGTTGGCGTATATATTTGATAGGTTTTTTGACATTTTTCAATAATGTTTTCTGCTGCTTTCTTACCAGCATCATCATTATCTGTTAAAATTACTATTTTCATAGCGCCAGAACTATCTAATAGTAGTTTTTGTCTGTCGCTCATAGAAGAGCCAAAAATGGCTACGCTGTTATGTATATCGTTTTCCTCTAATCTCCATACGTTTCCAGGACTCTCTACTATAATTACAATATGGTCTTTTTTGATATATTCTTTTGAAAACCATAAATTATATAAATGATTTTGACACTTAAATCCATTACTATGTTTCCACTTGCTATATTTATAACCTTCTTCTTTGGAAGGACACGAATGGTTGTGGTCATGATGATATTTGCATTCGCCGCATTTTTCAAATATTGAACGACCAGTACATCCAACAACATACTGCCCAGTAATGTCGTATACGGGCGCTACGACCCTATTAGACATTTCTTTATTTGGTCTGTCGCATAGACCAACATCGTATTTAACCAGAACATCTGACGAATACCCACGATTTATGTAATATTGTGATGGTATTTTTAAATGACTACGAACAACATCTCTAGTTAAACTAGGAACAGTATCAGTATTACTGTTATTATGTATCTTTTCTATAATTCTAGTAAAAGATTTTTTATCTTCAGTTTGATAATCAATTTTTATTTCTGCAATACTATTTCCTAAAAACTTTTCAGCAAAGTTTATTGCTTCATAGAAAGATGCGGTTTTATCTCCAGATTCACCCCATTTATATTTTCTATTAGAAATTATTCCTCTAATAAAACCTAAAATAGACTCCTTGAAAAATTTTTCACACCCATGAGTTCTGCATTTCCAATTACCTCTATAATTATCTCCCTCATGATAAATATTTAATGCGGTTGGATTATCTCCACCATGAATAGGACAGGTCATAGAAATCATAGAACTATTTGTGTGTTTATAATCAATATTAAAATGAGATAATAAATCATCTATCTTATCACATAATTGATCACAAATAATTTTTAGTTCTAATTGATTATATGAACGGTAGGGTTTCGTGGTCGTTCTCAATGTCAAATTCTTCATCAGTATTATTAGTTCCATTAAGTAATTCTAATCTTGTTTTACCCTCAACAATTTTGGCACACCAACCCTTCATGTAGCAGTTGATATAGTCATTGTCGTCCAATCCGCCGCCGTGTCTACTAATGAGTGGAACTAGTTTGCGATTACCGTTTGTTGGTCCATCTTCTGCAATTTCTTCATCACTTTTTCTTTTAAAGATTGTAAAGTTACTACACAACCAAATGATTCTATCTGAACCACTTGCTGTATCTGTACTTTCTTTTGATATTCCGTCTCTATTTAATTGTATAAAAGCCACAACAGGAATTTTATATTGGGTAGCAAAATTATGCAATGACGTCATCATAAAACCCAATACCTGATATTCTTTCATATCCTGAGATATTCCGGCACTATCCATCAGCTTCAAATAATCATAAAAAATCACACAATCTTTGGCTGTACCATCTGGATTAAGTCCAACATCTTTAACCAGCCATCTTCTCATTATTGCTATTTGTTCTTCAAAACTTTTACCGGCAATAGATTTATAATAAAGTTTTGTTTCTAGTAAATCTTTAGCAGCTTTGGTGACTTTATTTTTAAGAGTTTCTGATTGATAAAATTTACCAGTTTCTATACTATTAATTTCTACTTCTGTCATCATAGCTAATATTCTATGAATATGGTCTTCTTTTGTCATTTCTGTATCTAAATTCAATACAGGAATTTTAAGCTTATTTGCTATATGAAAACCCATATTATCCGACAATAATGTTTTGCCTGTTTTTGGCCTTGCTGCTATAACATTGATTGTGCTTTTTCTTAATCCTCCACCTATAGACTGATCATATATTGGAAACCCGGTTGAAATACCAACTTGATCTATTGGATTATTTCCTAAATATTCTATATATTGATCTATTTCGTTACCAATAATTTCAGGATTATTATCTACTTGATCTATAGAATTAACAAAATTAAACACACTGTCTTCTGCTATACTAACTATACTATTTATACTTTCTGTGCCAGAAATATTTTCTATTTTATTTTGTGCATGTTGAAGTTGTTGAGTTAGTAGTCTGGCTATTTCTAGCTTCTTAATTTTAGTCGCAAACTTCTTAACATTATTTTTTTCTACAGGAAAACTTAATATGGCTTTAAGATGTTGGATTTCGTCTTTATGAGATAAAATATGAGATAAACCAACCTCTTGAGATGCCGATAAAATTGATGCTATATCAAGTTTGGTTTTAGGTTCTGATGATAAAATATGCTTTATACACTTATATAAGTAAATATTGCTGTCTATAGTAAATGTTGATTCTGATATAATATCAGAAATTTCCACATATACTTCATCACCAAACAAACATATTCCGCTTAAAACAGCCCTTTCGGCCGCAGAGTCAGACAATATCATATTTTCATCCTGCTGAAATGGAACACTTATTACACTTATACCTATCTGTTGATATAACCAACGATGGACTAACCTTATCTTGTTTACCACAAACCCTGCATTTTACAGAAACCAAATTTGTTTTTCTGGTTCTTGGCATAGGCGGTTTTTGTTGTAATCTTTGATCTATTTCTACGTCCTCTTTATGCATATTTTTTTCTGGCATATCAGAGAATTTATTATAGAAATTGCTCTTTTTAGTTTTTGTAGGGGTGGGTTCGTCCTCTACTTCAGTATTAGTTTCTGACGACTGATTGTCCAACATTAGTTGTAACATATCGATCATCTGTTGAATTTGTTTAGGAGATAGATCCATGTTTTACCTTTGTTTTTAAAATGGATAAGAGAATATCAGATAGATTTTTAATACTATTTGCTATATATTGTAATCTGTCACTTCTTTGTTTGGCATATTTTTTGATCTTATTAAGAGCATTTGCTTTATCATTGTGCTTTATAGCCTGACTAGATTTTTCTATGTATCCATAGCCTTTATAATTATTGATATCATCAGCTATAGCTTCTTTAATATTTTCTTCTGACCAATTATATCTAGCTATTTCTCTATTAATAGATCTTTGTACATGAAAAGAAAACTGTCCAAGTCTATATGCGATTATGGAACAATCTTCTGGTGTTAACTTTTCAAGCTCATCTCTAGACATATACAAATATTTATTTAATTCTGATTCATCAAATTGATTTGGTACATAGGTACCCAAACCTAATTGATTCTCATATTCGTCTAGAACTTTATCCCATTCACTAACTTGATCTTTGGTGTTCATGTTTTAATAATTTCTTCCCAAGAGTCGATGTTATCATACGATAAAACTATATATTTAATATTATTATTTTCGCACCATTCTTTTTTATTCTCATCTCTTTTTTTATGTTTCATAAATCCTAATACGGAATTATGAAAAAATTTATTAAACTTAAAATGTTGTTCACCATGAACTTCTACGCAAGTTTTTGTAAGAGGTAAATAAAAATCCATATATAGAGTTTCTGCTTTTCTTAATGGTATGGCTACTTCTTCTAAAATTTGTAGTGTAGGAAAACATTTATGTAATAGATCTCTTGCTTTAAGATGTAATGATGATTTATTTTGCATAGAACCATGGGAAATATTACCGATCAATTGCCAATGAACAGTATTATTATCTAAATCTTTTACTTGCATTTTAATCCCATAGTAGTTTTTATCTCATTCCATAAATCTTCGTACACTTTATTGTTATCTACTAAAAATTGTCTAGTTTTTTCTAAACCTTGAAATTTTGGTTTGTCTGGAGCACTTGTAAGAGTATACCATGCTCCGCCCTTGGATACAAGTCCCATATCAACAGCAAGAGTCAGTAATTCCATATATTTATCTATTCCTTGTCCATATCTTAAATAAGATGTTATTTTTCCTCCGGGTGGACCTAATGCTGAACATAATACTTGCCATTCGATTTCTTGTCCAATTTGAGGAGAATCGTCGGATAGATTCCATGCTTTGAAATAAGTTGCTTTTAATTTAATATCCGTTTGATATGCTATAGCCTGTCCACTTTTTTCTTTCCATTCTACATATCCATTACCGGGATTACCCATCAAATGAGTTATACCTATAACAATATTTCTGTTCACAGGAATAACATTCGCAACTTTCCTACAAAATTTAGCTAATAATTTTGCCCCATCTGCTCTTTGCATTTTATTCATATCGCTTGTTATTTCTGCTTCTGTACACAATGCAGAATATGAGTCAATAATTAAAAGAGATCCTGGAATCTCATTAATAATTCTTTCTGCAATTTGTAAGTATTCTTCAGCATGTAATATTTTACCTGTTTGAGATCCAATCACATGAAATTTATCTAGATTTAATCCTGGTATTCCTTCCAAATCTCGTTTTTTCAATCTACCTTCGATATTTAGATAATACACATCCCTGCCATCTTTAAAAGAGCCGTAAGCATATTCTGGTTTTTGAGCATTTGCACAGAATGCTAAAGAAGTCGTGGTTTTTCCACACTTTGGTTGTCCGGTTAGAATTACGAATGATCCTTCCGGAATACCACCATTTAATACAACATCAAGAGATGGACTAATTGGTATAGTAATTAGATCTTTATCAACAACAGCATTTCCTGTTAGAATAACCTCAGAACCGAATGTTTTAGAAACATCTTCTTTAAGTCCCATTATCTAAGTCCCTTATTTTAGAAATAATATTTTTTGAAGTAGTAGATTGTCTAAAGTTAGTTTTTGGATTTCTGTCGATAGTTTTTGATAATTGAGTATTTTCTGATTCCAATTGCAACTTTTCGTATTCTATAATAGGCTTCAGATGGGGCGCTCTCAATGAGTATATATTTTTAGATTTTGGATTAGATAAAGCTCTTACAACAGCTTTGTCTCCATATTGCTTAATCAACTTATTAGCTGATGCTATTTGATTTCTAAAAAATTTAGACCATTCATTATTCAGCCAAAATCTATAATGTAAATCCTTTTTTTCTATCAGAGCCTTTTTTTCACAGATTAACTCGGTAACATATTGAGCAGCAGAGACGGTTGTTTGAGAATACTTGGATGGATATTTATTTGCCATTTGGTCTATGAATAGAATTTTTTGCTGTACGGGAAACTGTTGGTGGTAAATTTTTCTTAAACTCATCATTAACCTGAGACGCTTCTTTTGTCATAATAGAAACAGACTTATTTCCTTTGACAGAAGTTTGTGATATCATCAAATCTTTAGATGTAACCTTTGAGCTTTTAACATTGATATTTTTACTAGTATCTATTGATTGATTTTTTTCAACGAATCTTTTTACTGATTCAAAATCTAATTTAAGATCATGTGATATTTCTTGTTCTGTTTTATTTTTTTCTAGCATATGCAAAATAGCATACTGTTCGATCTTGGATAATTTTTTCATGTCATTTCCCTTTCTGCATTATTTAACCATGCAATATTTTTAGATCTTAAAAAGTTTATATACATATCAAATACCTTTTGGGGTACTTGCTTAAAATCGTATTCTTTTTTTCCTGTTTTTGTTAAAAATTTTGTGTGTCTTCCTTCGCTGTATGCTCCTATGGGATTATAAATTCTCCCATAAAGACCTATCTTAATAAAATATTTAGTAGTATTTCCTATAATCTTTTTAGCAAATACATCAGCTGTCTCTTTTTTTAGAATAGGATTACCTTCGTTATCAATAAGTTTATGTTTACCAAATATGGTATAATAAACATGAGTATCTTCAGAAACTTCATCGTTAGATACTTCTTGTTTTGGTTGATGTAAAAAAGTCATATCATCTCCATTTTATTTTTTTAGGCTTGTTGATTCTCGACATTCCTTTAGGCAAAGGCTTTTGCGACTGCTCGTCCTTATAGTCATTATGTTTTTTACTTAGTTCATTTTTTTGATCGTCACTCATTCTATCTCTATTCCTATTTGCTAAATCTCCTATTGTTTTCAACTCTGAGTCGTGTTTAACAATAGATGAATTGATAGTAAGTAAATCATTTTCATAGTCTCTATCTGTCTTAGATTTATTACATGATGGACATTTTGGATGAGCATTATAGTCTTTTATATAAGAAAATAGCTCAAAAGAATGATTACAAGAATTACAAATATATGAATATGTTGGCATAAATTTAAAAAATATAATTAATCCATTCCTCGGGCAGATCATTCTTTATGATATCTAGTCTCCTAGTCACAGACAAGTATTTTTTGTGTTTAGATGGACTTGTTGGAATATTCATTAATTTCATATTGGCTTGTTCTGGTGTTCTATTTCCTTTTCTTCTGTTACATTCTGTACAGGCCAAAACTATATTTGTCCATGTTGTAGGAGAATAATCATATGACCATTGAGATTTTGGTATAATATGATCATATGTCATTTGATTTTTATCTGATGTTTGACCACAATATTGACATTTATAATTATCTCTTACAAATAAATTAGCACGAGAAAATTTAACAATACAATTATGTAAATTTAAATAATGTTTTACTCTTATTACAGCAGGAATATAAACCTTATAGTCTATACCAATTAAATAATCATCTTTATAATAGTTAACAATTTCTAGTGTTTGAGATAAATCATCTTTATATAGAAAACTAATAGCTTTTCTATAATCTATAATTGACAAAGGAGTATAATCCGCATTCAATACTAGACACTGTTTATGTTTGGTTTGACTCATAAGATTCTATTTTCGACATTATATCTGCAATTATAGGATTCCTAATAATATCGGAAGATTCTAAATAACTAAAACCTATATTATTTATATCTTGTAAAACCTGTGATATAATCTTATATCCACCTTGTAAATTTCTAGCCAAGTCAGATTGTCTAATATCTCCAGTGATGACCATTTTACTGTTTTGTCCAATACGTGTCAACAACATTTTTAATTGATCATAGGTAGCATTTTGACACTCGTCCGCAACAATAAATGAATCATGAAAACTTCTACCGCGCATTAATCCTAATGGCACAATTTCTATTTGATTATTAAGCTTTAATTTATTGTAGTGTTGAATATGAATAAAATGATTTATTTCATCTAAAATAGGTAATAAATAAGGATGAATTTTTTCTTCTGCTGTACCCGGTAAATAACCAATTTTTTCACCAGCTTCTATAACTGGTCTAGTAATAATAATTTTTTTAATTTTTTGATCAGACAAATATTCTAATGCCATACCAATAGCAATATGTGTTTTACCAGTACCAGCAACACCTTGACAAAATGTAATCACATTTTCTGCAATAGTTCTTATATAATCCTTTTGATTACTTGTTTTAGGTTTTAAACGATTTTTAAAATTAAAAGTAGTGTCGGGAGTTAATGCAACATTAGTTAAATCAATAGGTTTCTTATTCGATTTGTTATTTTTTTTTCTCAATGATATATCCCCATAAGGATGTGATTAAATTAGACACGCGCCACCAGCACAACTAATTTCCTCAATCCCTACAGTATTGTCCTCTGTCTCCAACAACTGAGTATAGTCAACTTTCTTAAAACTATGAAATAAATCACAGTATACTTTCCAATTATAAACATCTTTCATGCAGTATGTTAGTCTTTTAACATCTCCATCAAAATATTTACCAGCAAAATTTTTCATTTTGGTGATAAACATAAGTTTGGATTCGTGATCATCTTTGTTAGCTTGATTTAAGGTAACATAATCACATGCGGCCCATAAGTTTTTATTAAATGTATTAAGAGCCAACTCTATAAGACCAGAACACCATAATGAAGCGTCTCCATATTCTTTTACTATTTCTCTGCTTGTATAAACAGTAGTAAATGGTGCTTGTGGATAGTCCTTATCTCCGCTTTGTGGAATTAGACTAATACCAGCAAAATATTTACGATTATTATAAATATATTCAGTAACCTCTTCCCATTCATCTGGTTTAACCGTTACAGTATTGCTAACATTATGACACAAATAGTCTTGCGTACATAAAGACCTGTTTTTACCAGAATGTACCCAATTTTTTTGAGTATCTTTTACTATTGATAACATTTCTACAGCTGGTAATTGATTCTTTAATTTTGCACCATCTGGAACTTCTATTGGAAATTTGACCACTTCGTCTGTGTTATTTGCTGACCAAACCGAACGCTCACAGGCTTGAGGGTTATAAGACTTAAAGTGTTGGTATGGTGCCTCTAAAACATTGGCCTGTACATGTCTTATATAGCGTTTAGCATGATGTGGATGTATGCCAGATGATGTGCCAAGCATACTACTACTGGTGCCTTCTGGTTTTAAGCAAGTTACTCTGGCAGCTTGATTAATACCAATTTTTTGAGATAATTCTTTATTGGTTTCTACAGCAATTTTGGCACCAGTTTTTAATACTTGTTCCGTTAACAATAAATCATGCTTTTCCATTATTCCTGTCATGGAAACGCCTAATAGGGCTTCTCTTTCAAATATTTGCTCACTATTTTCACCAAGATATTCTAATTTAGTAAAACCAGCCTGTAATGTTCCTATGATTGCAGCGGCTTTGCATCGTTCATAAAAATCATTCTCATCGGTAATAGACGAACAATTAATTGTTGATAGATTGCATCCTTGCCAGCCAGACTCACCAGTTATTTCGTTAACCGGCCACAAAGAAATTTCTACACATGGATTAAAAACCATTTCTGTAGAATCGCCCCAAATAAATCCTGGTTCGCCATATTCTTTAACTGATTGCATCAATTGAGAAAATTGTTCTAATGATGTTGAGTCTCTTAATAGTAGAGCAGAATTATTGCTTCGTGCTCTTTGTGGATTTTCGATATACCAATTACCTGTTTTGGCTTTTGTCATTTCATCATCATCTGGACTAAATAATGCTAAACTAGCTGATCTTCTTACTCCACCACTTAGAACAGCATCGCTGCTGTGCATAACAATATCATAAGCATCAATTGGTTTTAATTTTTTTTGTCCATTAGCAACACATCTATCTAATAGTGCTCTAACTTTTTCCAAGCCCTTTTGTAATGGTTCAAATCCTGGAGCCTTACCAACTCCAGAACTTAATTCTGATCCTTTGGGTCTGATATTCGAATAATCAAAAATGATATATTCGTCTTGATATTTCTTAAATCTTGATTCTGATGGTTTTGTAAAATATGAACTTAACAAAGCACCAAGAGCATCAGCCCATCCTTCTATACTATCTTCTATTACATACTTGACTCCTCTATTTGAATCTTTTTGTTTTTGTGATAGTGTTGGTAGTTTTGCAACATGATGTTTTTGAACACTAAATCCTGTGCCACTACCGCAAAGAAGTAACCAAAAACACTCCTGAAAGAATCTTAATCTGTCGCAATACGAAGCTGTGCAATTGTATATTTTAGCATTACGTTTTAGAATTGGTTCGCCACCAAATTGTAAAGCCCTTTGTGATCCAAGAACTTTTTTCTTATACATTATATCATAAGCCCAATCGATTTCTGCTTTGATATTTTTGTCAGCATACTGAGTATGCATCATATTCTTAACTCTTTCAACTGCTTCTTTCCAAGTTTCTCTACGGTTTTCTTTTTCTAACCATCTAGCATATTTACTAACAAATGTATAAGATTGTAGTTCTTGTAGGGCTGACATTATTTTCTCCATTAATTTTGAATATTTTCTATTACACTATTTAGCCACTGTAAATTAGGTGTTACATAATATGTTTCCATTTTTGTGAGTTGAATAAATTTATTAAATATTATTTTTTGGGTTTCATCTATTAGATATGATCCGTGTTTATTATGCATATAAACTGTTGATACTCCTTCTTGCCACAACGCCATTATACAATCATTACAACATTGACCAGTAACATATGCTATTCCATTTTCTGGTCTAATTAAACAATTGGATAAAGCATTTCGTTCAGCATGAATCATCCACGGATATTTTTCTGGTCTTGTGTTTGGTAAAATACTATCGTCAATACCTCTGGGAAATCCATTGTATCCTATACTAATAACTCTATTTTTTCTATCTGTTATTATGCATCCGTGCTGCGTTTGAGTATCGTGACTTTTTTTAGATACAATGTGAGCTAGACCTATATAATAGGATATCCAATCGTCTGGTTTCATTCTGTAAATCAACTCCTTGTGCGTATAGACTATATTACCACAATCGGCATTTACTGTCAACACAACAAGTTATTCTTTACGAACTTTTGGTATACCGCCATTAGAAACATATATTCTGTATTGGTTAGACCCGTATCCTATTTTAAAGGCTGGGGTATTTTGAATATTAAAGTTTTGTGCCGATATAGTTTCATTCTCTAAATCTTGTAGTCTCTGTTCCCAAATTTCTTTGTTACTCATCATCTCTTCTTCCATAAAAATAGTTATAAATCTCTGTATGTAATTTAGGTTTATACGTTTGCCATTTATATATATTATTATTGTCTAATGTAATATCTGCTGTAGCATCAAAATTATATTTTTTAGAAATTTCATTTCTTTGAACATATTTCCTATTAGAAAATGTACCATGATATAAATGTTCTAGTGTTCCATTTATATATCCAATATCTCCCTTTACAAGCTCATAATCTTTGTATCTTGTTAATAAAAAATCTTTGCATGTTGATTTATTCATAGTTTCTAATATTGGATGATACCAATGGCCCATCCATGCTATTAATTGATAAAGATCGTTATTGCCAACAATGCATTTATCATATAATCCATTTGGTAAACAATCTCTTCTGAAGCCCCAACATAATCCGGGTTTGGGCCATAATCCTTTTCTAACTTCCATGTTATCAACATGATATTTTGCAAAACCTATTCCTAATCCATCCCTAGCATAAGTCGCTTCTTCGGGACGTACATGGTCTGGTGTTTTTTCATAAATGTATTCAAATAGTTGACAAACAGGTTTAGAATCTAACATTTTTTCGGTTTCTTTATACCAATTTGGATTGTGAAATATAATGTCGGCATCAAGCCAAGCAATTTTATCAACATTATTTGGTAAATTTTCTATAGCAATATTTAGTAATCTTTCTTTTTGCCATAAAACATTATTTTTATTACCTCTAATATGTATAGCATCATCAATAAAAAAGGATTGATTATCAAATGATAGTTCTACTGTAATTAATGGATATTGTAGATGCTTTCTAAATTGAGTATAGTTATCTCTAAATTTTTGATAACCTATTGGATTAAAATAGGAAGTTATACAATACAACATTATTTTTCTGTTAATTTGCTATAAAGCAACATAGAAATTACACTACCAACAATACCCATAAAAATACCTGTTGGTGATATTGCAGAATATGATCCTAGCATATAGAGAATTGCTCCACCAACATAAGATCCGGCTACCCCCAATGCTATGGTTTGAAAAAATCCCATATTTTGTTCACCGGGTATAACTGCTTTTGCTATACTACCAACAAAAATACCATACACAGCCCATACTAATAAACTAAACATTGGTTGCCTCCAGAAGTGTTAAAGATTCGCTATCGGTTAATGTTTTTCCAACTTCCATGATGGCATTTTTTAAACTAACTCCGTATTGTTGATATTGTTTTTTGCTTAGGTGTTGTCTCAATATTCTATTAAGTCTATAATTATTTAACCAATTATCTTTAACAGTCAAATTAACAATTGTATGTCTAAGATCAAGAGCTTCTGTCATCTTATCATTTTTTCTTCTTTTACTTCTACACTCTTGAATAACTCTTATAAGACTGAGGATAACACCTATTACAATAATAATAGTTATAGGATCAAAACCATGATTTTCATTTTTGATATTGGCTTTATTTATTACCTTTTGGGCAATAAGTTCAAGATTAGGATCTACTTGCATATTATATCTCTCTATTAGGGTACACAATAACCACAGTCAACCATTTTAATACCATCACCACTCAGATATTTACCACTTCCTTTACATACTGGGCATTCTTTTCTTTTATACTTTTTATTTGCTTCATTACCTATATTTTTTACAATAGAACCAGCAAGAATAACGGTTGCTGTTGAACCGCCATCATATTTACTAGATGAAAAAATTATAGATCCTATTAGAATCGATAAAATTATTTTATTCATTTTTTACCTCTTGGAAACCATCTTTTTCTTTTGTTTGGTGGCAAAGGTATGATCGGTGGGGGATTATCTATATCAATATTCGATGGTTTAAAAAGTTTAACCATGGATAATATAAAACTTAAAATAATAGAAATTAATCTATTTAGTGCTAATTTATCTAATAGTCTCATTAGTATTATACCTCATTGATCTAGATAATCAAAACCATAATTGGGTAATTTTTGCAATGGGAATCCATCAAAATCACTAAAAGCATAAGCGCCGTTACCATCCAACATTCCTTGTGCAACATCTGATGTTATCAAAAATGATCCGTCAGGAATTGGACCCCAATCCGGATGACCACCATCATTCCATTTACCCCAACTATTTTGTACCAAAAATAATGGCTCGTTTCCTGTATCATCACACGCTATCCATGCCATAGCATGAGCCCATGATCCTTGTGGCTTTGCGATTCCTTTCTTATCTCGTTTGCTGCTAAATCCATAACTACTACAAACACTAATACCATACCCATTCGCTAAAGCATCTCTTGCTTCATCTACCGTTTGAATTAAACTAACTGTTTTTACTTGGTGATCATTTGCTAGATCTATCACTTTATCTGGTAGACTACGACCACCCCAACCGGCTCCTAATGATCCTTGATATTTACTAAGATCAACAACTCCTGGATAATTTTTTCTAACTAAAATACCACCATATTGACTAACAAATTGTGCTGCTCTGGAGCAACTCATACCTTGTCCACCATGACCTCTTGCTCCGTATATCGCTTCGGTGGCCCCTCTTGCTATCCAGCTTTCCCTATGTTTTTTTAAATCAATTTCAACAGCACGACTAACATCAACCGCATTACGTGTAGAGTGGCTTACACAATCTCCAGTAGTTTGTCTTTCATTATATGGATTCTTATCAAACTTTAATACGCTTTTATATGGTGTAGATAATTTACCTTTACCAGTACCACTTATTCTTTTTGCTCCATCACTAAAGTAAGCATATTTAGAATTCTCTAAAAGATTTTCAAATATGTGCTCTTCCCAAAGACATCCCTGAAAACCATCCTTATAAAGTTTTAATAATTGTTCAGGAGAATATTTTGCCATTATTTGCTACCCTCATAACAGGCCCAGGCTAAACCATTAAAAGCTTCTACAGCCTTTTTTCTAAGTTCTGGATCTAGAGCAACATTATCGTCCCCTATATGTTGTACAACAACATTTGTTGCTGCTTGGGTCAAATTAGTATATTTACCTTTAAGATCTAGATTATAAAAAGCACCAGCTATTCTATTAGCTTCTCTAATCTCATCGGTATTTTTAATTACTTCATTATCACCGTCTAGTTCTATTAGTCTAGCCAAGTCAGAGAATAGACTACTTAATTTAACGCCATCAACAGTCCTATCCGAACTGCCAGACTTTAAAATTTCAGTAACCTTTTCACAATTATCTTTTAATGATGGATCCAATGGAACTAACACTGATGGAGTATGATTTATAGGATTTGTATTAGTATTACTTTTAATAAATGGTACGAGTAGACCATAGCATAATAATACTGCTCCTACAATCAAGACTACTATATTAGTATTAATATTTTTCGTATTCATTTTGACTCCTGTCCACAAGCATTAGGACTAAGATGTGGAAAAGCACTATCCAAGACTTCAACCGCTTTTGGACATCCCATTTTATCTGCTAAATCTCTAGTATTTTTCCAACTACTAATAAGATCCAAAAAATGATTATCATTGGTTTTACTAATAGTGGCAACAGTTGATGATTCTCTTTTTACTTTATTCAGGACTCCTCCTAACAAACTAGATACATAATTTTGTACAGGAGAAAGCTTGTCTTTAAATAGAACAAATAATATTAGTGCAGCACCACCATAAACCATAAGATCTGTTCCTGACAATCTACTACTAAATTCTTGAAAACTTTCAGTAAAATTCATATGCTATACCTCATATTGGAAACATTCCTTGATATTGTAATTTTTGTTTAAAAACGCCCACATCCTTGAATACCTTGACCATACTATCTATAGTAGAACCAACCAAAATCATGATAAAGGTTTTGATATACTTATGTAGATACGATTCTAGAATTTGTGGTATAAATGGAACATCCACAACTACAAAAATATTATCATAAAAATCAGATATTATATTCATTGCTATTTGTTTTTTTTCTGGTCCAGAAAGATCATTACCTATTATTTCAATTATTTGAATAGTTGTTGCTATTAGAATTTGCAATATTTTCCATACTTGCTCTAATGTGAATCTTTTGATTTCTTGATAAGAATTTTTAGTTGCGTTTAGTAGTTTTTCTACTTCTTTTAGAATTAGTTCTTGGCTTGTTGGTTTTACTAGATTTTCTTGATTTATCATCTTTTGCCTCTTCTTTTACAGTTGTTGTATTTTCTACTACTTCTGTTTTAATATTTTTTCTACTATTAATATATTTATATAATATTACAAATTGACCACCAATTAGAATACAACTTTCAACAGCATGACTAACAACACTAATAAGTTCTTCTTTGTTAGCATTATCATTAATAATTCCAGTAAGATATAATCCACTAAAAATAAAACTAACGAGTGTAAACCAGAACTCACTTGTGCGGTAGCCGGGTTTGATCATGATTTTTCTCCAAAATAAATGCCGTATAATAATACACCATACTAACCTTTATTATTATTTATCAAATTTTACAGTTTTTAAAGCTTGATCAAATATATTTTGTATAGAATTTTCTGGTATTCTTAATTTAAAATACGAAAAAATCTGTTTTATCATTTCGTGCTCTGGATCTTGAGTTAATTCTAACCATCCTACAAAATAATTCCATATTCTATCTTCAAGTATTAATGGATATTTTACGCCAAGCGGTCTTCCAAATCTGTGTACCCATCCGAGCTGTGGTAAGCATATATTTTTGCCTCCATTTCTTCTAAATTTTTCTGCTATATATCCTTCTTCTCCACCAAATCCTTTAAAATGTTCACATATTCCCGGCCAGTTTTCCTTTTCAAAAGAACACAAACCCATACCATGCATTAGTATCTCAAATGGTTTATTAGATTTATATTTTTCATGATCAGTGGCCCATGTTCCGTACATATCACCGCTCCAATTAGGATCAAAATGAGTAGAAAAATTTTTTAGATCATCATAAATCAACGGCCCCTGTATCAAGTTCTTACAATCCGTATTTTCTGCATAATAATTTAATAACGAATTAATAGCGCCTTTAACTAATAAAACATGACAATCAATAATAAGAACATATGTTCCAATAGCGTGTTTTACTATTTCATACTTGTTAAAACTAGAACTTTTATCTGTTTTTGGTAAATATTTGCCCAGTTGATTTAATCCGTTTTCAACAAATTGTTTTGTAACTTTTCCGCTTTCGCTATTTGGATTATTATCTAAAACAATATATTCTACAGAATCTGTGTTACAGATTTCATGATACATTCTTAAACTTTGTATTGTAAAAAATACTCCATCATAATCA